CGTATTGCGCCAGAACTCTTTGGTCGGCTTCAGGTCAGGAAGCTCAAGCGTAGCCATTTGTTAGTCTCCTCTGTTGCCGACAAGCGGCGGTTGAATGCCGCGCGGATGCGAGGCGGGTTGAACTCTAAAGCGGGGTGTGGGATGGTCTGGCGTCGCGGCGTCCGAAGCACTGAGCGAAAGAAGCCCTTTTGGCCAAGAGCCTGTTGGTCGGTTGCGGTTCGAATCCCGCCTAAGCCTCAGAGACTAAGCAAGACCATCCGGCGCGACACGAAGGCCGCTCTCCGGGGCGGCCTTTGCCGTTAGAGGGTGCAGACGTTGGCGTTGAACGTCGGCGGCCGCAAGCGCTCACATGCGCACCAGAGCGCATTGTTATGGTCGCCAATCTGTTCAGCGGTCGCCACGGTCAGCACGTCAGCGCGCGAGATCAGGATCGGCTTGCCCGTAGCGCACAGGGCTTCCTTCCAGATCGCGCTGTCAGTCGCGGTAATGAGGCTCCGGGAGGGTTGCGGTTCCGTCTGGCATGACGCTAGCAGCGGTATGCTCGCGCACAGCATCAGCCGCATCAATGACTGCATCGGTATTCTCCTGAATGTTGGTGACAACTTCACGCTCAACTTCGAGGGCTTCCTTGTCGCGCTTGGCGCCCTCTTCCCGGCGTCCGCGCTGCAATGATGAGAACTCGACCCACTTAAAGAAGACGACGCCGAGAATGATCCACCAGACGATTGCGGGGATCTGCTGCGCGCCGTTCCAGACCGTCTTGCCGATTGCTGCGATGTTCATTTGAGCGGCCTTGTCGCTTTGCGCTGCCCGTATTTGTAAATGATGTATCCAACCACCACGACGATGACCCACGCGATAAGCTCGCGATTGCCCTCGTTGTTGATCCACTTGGACAGGTTGTTCGGAAGAAATTCCAGCGTGCCCGCGCCTGTTATGAACAGGCCCCAGAAGCGCTTGCTCAGAACCATGTCCTTCGGTTCGATGCTGGCCGGCGCTGCATCCTTGGGCAGCGGAGGCGGTGCGACCTTTGCCGGAACTGGTGGCGGCGAAGGCGGAGGGACGCCCGCCCTCGCCGCCTGGGCCGCTGCCGGAGACGCAGCAGCGGTTTTCGTAGTGGCAGCGCCAGCGGCAGCGGGCAACCGGGCAGGGTCGGGCTGCCGCTGGGCCGCCTCAACCGCAGGCACGCGCGGTGAAGCGGGTTGGGTGAGGACAAGCTCGTCATCGAGGGGCGGTAGGGGATAGCGCAGCGCCACGAGGAGCATATCTCGAAACGGCGTTTTGAAAATCACGCGGTCGGCGCCGATGTCGTTTGGCGGTGGCTCGGCCACCAGAGCGACGGCATCGTTGGAGCAGGCGACGTCCCAACTCAGACCCATATAGAGACAGGACTCGGCATAGCTGCGTCTGAGCAACCCGCGCAGCGCACGCTTCCTTTTGCCGGTCGTCGCATAGAGCCACATGCCGAATGCTTCCGCCGCATCGTCAAAGCGGCGCTCATTCGTGCGCGCCAGGATCGTTGACCCGGCGAGGCCAGCAATGCCCTTGTTGAAGGCGAACGACACCAGCCCTGAGAATTGATTGCTGTTGAGCGGGACCGTGACCAGATCGCGCACGGCGTCTTCGTACTCCACGACCTGTGCCTGAAGCAGCGCCATTGCGTGCGCCTCATCGACCAGCCTGTCCGACTCGACCACATCGCGGCCACCGAACCATTTGGTGCAGCCATAGCCGATGGTCAGTTCGCCGCCCGGACACACATAGGGCGCCATGGCAGCCCCGCCCGTCGTGAGCGGAACGCTGCCATCAGTCGGCCCCTTCTCGAACGTCGTGAGGAGCCGAAACCCGTGTGCGTTAAGTCTGAACTCGTTCACGCCTCGCCCCACTCCACATCGCCGCACTTGCCATAAGGCTGGCCCCTATCGTTCAAGCCCACCGTGAACGGCACGCGCGCCGAACGCGGCTCACCCGGCTCAAGAGGCACATCGATCGCATGAAGCAGGTTGCACAGCGCCGCGCGGCTTTCGTCTCCGGTGACGATGCGGACGGGCAGCATGGTCTGGCCGGGCTCGCGGTTCGTCAGGACGAACGCTGCTTCCTTTTCCAAGGGGTATGGCGTGCCTTTTGGGATGACGACGGAGGCAACCCCCTCCACCTTGTCATAGACCTCGATAGCCACCGAATAGCTGATGATATCCTGCACGGTGAGGTCAGACTTGCGGCCCTCGATCACAGCCGCCTTGATCGCAGCGCCAAGGACAACGGCAATCTCCGGGTCAATGTCCGTCTTGGGCTCCTGCCCGAACACCTGCGCGGCGAGGGCCTGCACGGCGGGCATCCTGGTTCCGCCGCCGACAAGCACCACGTCATTGAGGTCACGGACGGAAAACTTGGGGTCTTTCCTCTGCGCCTCGGCAATGGCGATGGTGCAGGCTTGGCGCATCCGGGCGAGGATTTCCTTGCTCAGATGCTCCAGCAAGGGGCGGTCCACGACATGGTCCATGTGCAGGACTTCCCCGCCCGGCGTGCGGTCGAAATCCTTGATCCGAAACTCCGTCTTCTGCTTCCGGCTGAGACGCTTCTTCGTCTCCTCGGATTCATTCAGCACGAGCGTCATCGCCGTGTCATCCACAGCGAGGTCAACGCCTTCGTGGGACTTGGCCCATTCCGCGACGATGTAGCGGCCAAGCATTGCGTCAACGTCAGAGCCGCCCGTGATGCTGGACCCGCCCGTGCCGAGCACTGTGACAAGCCCTGCGCCGGTCTGGATGATGCTCACGTCAGTTGTACCGCCGCCGACATCGAGAACGGCAATGCGGCGGACTTTCTTGAAGTCATATCCATAGGCCACAGCCGCAGCGGTCGGCTCGTCCATCAGCTCAATATATTTGAGCCCCGCCATCTTCCCGGCGTCTTCCACGGCCGCGCGCTGGTCATGGGAGAACGTCGCCGGCACGCAGATCACGGCAGCGTCTGGACGCTCGCCCTTGAACTTCACCGTAGCGGCATCAAGCAGCTTCGAGATGACCGCGCTGCAAAGCATGGTCGGTGAATAGGTATAGCCGTCCGGCCCCTGATAGTGCAGCTCGCCGTTGGGCTCGTTCGTCTCCTCGTCCCGGCCCTCGACGGTCTGGTGGCCGGTGTCCTCGTTTTCGTGCCATTGTGCGGCCAACTGGCGCTTGAACAGGCGGAAGCAGTAGTCGCGATAACGCTTGCCGGATTCGATGCCATCAAGGCCGACGAATATCTGACTGTCACCCTTGGCCACGGCATCAGCCGGAACGATGGTCACGACGCTGGGGAGCAACGGGCTGCCGTCCACGTTGATCACTTCCGGCCCGCGCGGGGTCCAGTGCGATACGCTGCTGTTACTACTTCCGAGGTCAATTCCTACGAGTTTACGGACTTTCATTCTGCGGCAACCTTCATCTGATCGAGGGTTGAGACAGGACCAATCACAAGCAGGCGCTCAGTCTTTGCGGCCCGGCGTTCATGCTGCGCGGCTAGCCCGCCCTGACGTGCCGCGCGCTGCTGCGGGGTCATCTCAGGCTCTGGCGGATCAACCAGCGTCAAAGGCTCTTGCGGCGGCTCTGGGATGGGTTCCGGCTCTGGCTCGGGCGGTGGAGGCGGGGGAGGCTCAGCCGCAACAGGCGGGGCTGCGGGGACCATCTGGCCACGGAGCGCTGCCACTTCCTGCTGATGTCGCAGCTCGGCCAGCTCGTCCGAGCGCTCCCGGTCGCGCTTGGCGTCGTTGGCGCTGATGTCGGTGATGAGCGCCCACAGGCTGAGAGAGCGGGCGGCTTCCAGCGTGCAGAGCATGAAGATCAGCCAGACCCATGCCCAGAAGGCTTGTGAGGCTTTGTCGGCCAGCTCGATCTCGGATAGGCGCCGGTCGGTTGTCGCCTGCTGCACGGGGCTTGCCTGACCTGCCATCAGCCCGTCTTCACGCGCCTTGAGGGTGGCAAGCTCGGCCTGGATCGCCTCGCCCCGTGCCCGCATGGCGCTTTCGGTCTTGTCGCGCCTGATGCCGTCCACGCTCCCGAAATAGAGCCCTTGGGCAAGCAAGAGGCTTTGAGCCTTGGAGATGCCCTCGGGGGACATCGACGCCATGATCTGTTGTTCGGTCTTCAGTTCCGCGATCTGCGTCCTGACCCGTTCCAGCTCTGCGCCTGTGCCCTGTATCGCCGCCTGCTGCGCCGTGCCCAGCGTCCCGGCTTCCTCGCCGGCAAGGGCTGCCTTCGCTGCCAGTGAAGCCGAGCTTTCGGCAAAGCGATCCGGCCAGACGACCTTCGCTCCATTCTCGGCATTGTGGACGCCGACAGCGGCAAGGCCAACGAAGATGAACGCGCCTGCCACCTTCCGCCATGTAGTCGATGCTGTGAGCATGCGGATAAAGGCGACGGTCGCCAGAAGCTCGGCGCCAAGCACGGCAACAATCATGCCGAGGATCGGCAGGAAGCTCAGCCACGTCCACTGAGCCGTTGCAACAATGCCGGTGACAGACAGCGATGCGAGCCCAAGCGTGATGATGACCACCGCGAACAGCGCAAACTTGCGTGTCGCGTCAGCCTCGTTCTTGAACTCAAGAAACTTGTCGAGAAAACGGCCCATGCCCTGCCCTTTCTTGCTGCGCTACCCGCGCGCGATGGTTTCCCAGAACACGAACAGCGAACCGGCAATCGACAGGACCGCACCGAGAAGCAGGTACTGGAATTGCTGGCGGGTCTTCTTCGCCTCGGTTGCAGCCGCCTCACGGTCCCGCGCAAGCATCAGCTCAACCTGCGCAAGGATCGCGTTGGACTGTTGCTCGTTCGCGCTTGTGAAATGGTCGCGCACGCTGTTCAGGGCTTCACGCAAAGCCGTCTCCCATTCTCGCTTCAGTTCTTTGATGTCTTCGGCTGAAACGCTGCGTTCCAGCTCTTTCAGGAAGGTCTCGAACGCCGCTTCAAAGCGGGTCCGAAGCACCGCAACGTCACGCTCGACCGTGTTGATCCGGTCGAGGCTTTTGAACGCGTCACGCTGACGCTCGATCTCGACAACTAACTCTGACATGCCCTGCCCAGCCCCTCACGTGTTAGACTTCCCCGCGTCGCGTCAGCAGCCCAAGCAAACGGTCGATTGATGCGGATCTCGGATTAGCAATGCCCGTGGCCTGATGTTCTCGATCCAGTGCCGCCCGCTCGACGTTTAGCACTTCTGAGAGGTGTTTAAGTCGCGTAGCCGACAGCGTTTTGACCACGGCTGCGGTCTCGGTCGGGTCTGCCTCGAAGGCATCGAGCAGCATGTCGCCCGTAATGCCGGCCTCCTCGCCTACCGGCCCGTAATCCGCCATCAGCGCGTCAGGCTCAGGCAGAAGCTGCGGCGGCTCTTCCTCAACGGGCGGCGGAGGTGGAGGCGGTGGCGGTGGTGCAGGCGGCTCCTCCCGCGGCTGGGCTACTTCGATGGCGCCGACAAGCTGGAACAGCAGCCGGATATTCTCCTCGATGGCTGCGACCCGCTCCTCGTCCCAATCCCCGGTCGGGCGGCTCGTCGGAAGCTTGATGCCGTGAACCTGCTCGGTGATGTCGCGGACATCCGCCCCCGTCACCATCAGCACGCGGCCAGAGTGGAGAAGCCAGCGCTGCTCGGTCGAAGCATAGGGATCAAGCCGCCCCAGCGTTGCCCCGTCCTGAATGCGGTGGAATGCGTAAGGATCGCCCTTGAACGTGAAGCGATCAGGACGGTTGCGGAGACGGGACATAGACCCTCCGGGGCTATACTTGGGCAGATCACGCAAATGTGATTTGGAGGCGCGGAAATACTTGGCTTTTCAGCCCTGCATTTCACGTAATTTCGGTTTGACTTAGCGATTACTCGCTTAACTTGCGAGTACGGAAGCAATTCCGCGATGTTTGAAAATCAATCGGGGCGGGCACGGCGCTAACCGTGGTCTCCCGCCCCTAACTCAGAAGGAACCTGAGCTATGAACTATCTTACGCAAGATCGCGCTCTCTGGGCAAGCAACTGCCTGATGTGGATCGCAATCGGGTTTGGCGCCCTCTCGTTCTGGTCTGACGCGGTCCTCGCAGGCAGCGTTGCAGATCATCCGGTCGAGTGGATCGTCGCAGCGATGCTGACGGCGGTCCTGGTTTCGGTCTCCCTCATCCTGTCCGGGTGCGTCACCCGGTTCGCAGAATGCAAGGAGAAGGGGTTCAGCTTCACGGCGGGGATGACCATCGTCCTCGGTGCGATACTGGTCCTCATCGAAGCTGGTATGACCCATCAGGGCCTTGCCTGGCTCGATGCCCGCAAAGACCTCGCCCCTGATTGGGCGTTGTGGGTCGCCTCCTTCGGGCTCTCGGTGTTCAACGTGTTCTCGCTCTACACGTTCGCCCGCGATCTGAAGAAGGCGCCGATCACGAACCCGGCCCGACAACTGGCCGAGCTGCGCTGGAAAGACAAGAAAGCCGCCTGATAACCCGCCTAGACTGAAGCCCTCGCCCTAACCGGCGGGGGCTTTGTCGTTAGCGCTTGGGCTTGGGGGCCGTGTTGGCAGCGTCCCCGATGGCGTTTCTGACATTTGAAGGATCGAGAACGACCATATTCACAGCGTCACGATCATTCCCGCCGTCCGCAATGTTTCTGATGCGCAGATTCCGCGGCCCGCCCTTGCGCGCCATCTCTTCGGAAATAAGACGCCGCATCGCCTCGTCATCGAAAACGACGTCCCCCGTGTATTCTTTCCAATCCACATCGCGAACCGGCCCGCGAACGTGGACCTTGAACACGCCAGGCGAACGTTCCTGACTGCGAACGAAATCGAAAATCTGCTTATCCGTACCCTTGCCGCCAAAGAAGGTCTTGTTGATCCGCTCCCACGCTGCCGGGTCTTGAGCCTTCGAGCGATAGCCGTTGACGGTGTCCATCGCCGGTTCGGCGTAGTTGTTAGCCCGTTTGGGACTCGTCGTCAGAAAGATCGCGCGCTCGCCGGAACCGGACTGAGATCCTGCTTTCGACAAGTCATAAGCCTCGATGTTGCCCAGCTTGCCAGCGTTGTATGTGCCGAAGAAATATGGCGTGTCATCGATTTCGCCGCGTTCCATTTGCCACGTGCGGCGATCTTGCGTTCCGGCCTTCGTCGCACCGAAGCCGCTCTGCGCGGGGGGCTTAGGAGCGTCCTGCTCCAGCGCCTGCTTCAACTGTGCAATCTCGGTGTCGTAGTCCAGCCATTGATCCGGGGGCGCGGTTCTGCGCTCCCTGAGAAGCTGGCCAAGCTGCGTGCGTGCTGCCTGAAAATCTTCCGGCGTCCATGTTGAAGTATCGACAGGCTCAACAACTGGCGCTTTTCCTGCGCCCATCTTTTTCTGAGCCAGCCATGCCTTGTCGCCAAACGGGTCGTTTGGATCGACAGCAGGCGCTGCTTTTGCCTGCGGGGCCTGAGCGGGGGGCTTCTGCGGCCCGGCCTTCGACACACCACGACGCGGGCCTAGCAGCCTGTTCGCTCCTGCTCCTGCAAGACCGCCGCCGACAAGGCCCGACACGAGGCCGCCCATCGCGTTCAGGCCACGGTCGTCGTCGTTGATGACGCCGTCGCCGTTCGCGTCCACAGGATTTGCGATGTAGCCGCCAAGGCCTCCCAACGCACCGCCTAGGCCGGTGGCGGTGGCTCCGAAGCCCGCCTGCTCTGGCCTGCGAGGCGCAGATGAAACGGTTCCGAGGCCGGTGGACGGCACGGGCGACGGCGGATTGAGCGCATTGGCCTGACCCGCCGGCAGAGCCTGTGGCGTCGGTTGTGGACGTGTAGGACCGCGCGGACGAGACATAAGCACGCGCGTCATGTCCTCGCGTGTCGCCGTGCGGGGCTGCATGATACCGCGATAGAGCCTAGGCCCCTGCCGCATCGCCGTCATGATCGGCGCAGAGGCAAGACCAGTTCCCATCAGTGCCGCGTCTGCAAGTGCGTTGACCGGCAATGATGAAGCGCCAGGTCGTGAATAGAGATCAGCGCCAGCTCCAGAAGCGAGGAGGTTGTTTGCCGTGGCCGATTCCGAGCGCGGATAAAAGGCTCCGAGAAACTGTTCCTCGTCCCGCACCGCGCGGATGTCGTCCGCCAGCGCCTTGCCTTGCGGCCCAAGTCTTTCCAGCGTTTCAAGCGCCGCAATGCTTTGCAGCTCTGACATACGGGCCGCGCCATCTTCCCCGCCACCGAGCAGCTTGGATTCGGCCCAGTCACGGATCGACGCAAGCTGCGCCGTCTGTTGTGCCGGCGTTGCAGCGTTGAACTTTTCCACAAACTGATTGGCGCCGTCCGGGTTGCGTACAATGGCCCCGAAGCGATCCGCTGCGCTCAGTGCATCCCTGATCCCTGCCTCATCTCCAAACTCTGCGCGGATTTGCGCATACGTCCGGCCATCGGGAGCCTTAAGATCGTCAATGGTGGCAAGGATGCGCGAGCGCATAGCGTTGTAAGCGTTGCCGAGCGTCGTGCCTTCGTTCTCGGAAGCCAGGAGCCGCGCCTTGTGCTGCATCCAGTGCGCAGCCTCAATCGGCCGCTGGGCGATCATCGTCTCGATATCGACGCCCTCACCTGCCGCAATCTGGCGAAGCGGACGGCCAAGCTCGTTCATGCCGGGACCGCTCAGAACGTCCTGAATGGCCTTGGCGCGCTCTGGCGTGGCCGGTTGCCTGACGATAGGCGAATAGCCTTCCTCGCCAATCTGGCGCAGGTTGGCCTCCACTTCCGCACGGGATGCAGCTCGCGACGTATCCCCAAGATTTCTGCCCGCGCTGTCACGGAGGAACGGAACCTGGGACTTGCGCATTTCTTGAGCGGCATCGCGAACAATGGTAGGGCTCGCATCCTTGGGCTTTTTCGCAAGCCTGCGCTCTAGCAGAACGGTGCGAACATTCTGACGTACCTCAGGAAACTCCTGCGCAAACTCACGCTCTATGAGCTGCGCAATCGTTGGCGGACGCGCCGAGCCGATCTGCGGGCCGCCCATGCCAGTCTGCAAACTCTGTACGACCTTAGCCAGCCCACTACGTACACGGTCAGCGGGTACGTTGCTGGAGAGGAGGATGCGTCCGATAGCCTCAATGGATTGCGGCCTGATGGGCCTGCCCGGGACAGCGACAGCGGCGAGCGTCTTCCCCGTCTGACGGATGGAGGGTTCAGCCGGCAGCGGCGCCTTTCCCGGGACTGAATAGAGCGATGCACCGCGCTGCGCTTCTGCAAGCGTCGTCGGCGTGCGGCGGACAGGTCCGGTAAGGCCCTTGTAAGTCATCGTCCCCGGAATGGCCTGGATACCGGCCATGCTGCCTTCCGTGACGAACTGCTGCGCGCCTTGGGCCGCCTTGCCCATGTCGCCCTCAATGAGCCCGGCGCCGGCGTCACGCAGGCCCAGATAAGCGCGGCCCGCCTCGTCCACAGGGCTGAGGAAGTTGACAGCCTCGGTTGCCCCCAACAGCGGATTCTGCGTCGTCGTCTTGGCCCAGCCTTCAAGACCGCCGCCCGATGCCCCGCCCGTCAGCCCAGCAATTGGCGCTTCAAGCATCCGCATGGCGTCGGTGAAAAGGTTCGTGGTCTGCCCGCTGTCCACAATCGGGGCTTCTAGCGCGCGGGGCCGCGAATAGCCGGACTTGGCCAGAGGGTCAGGCGTGTAGCCCAGCGCCGCCATGCGCTTGGGATCGGCAGGCTTGGCAGCCCATGCTTCATAGCCGCCCGGGATGGCCGCTGCGGCTTCCTCGATGATGGCGTCCACTTCAGACAGGTTGGCCCGCGACTTGGGTTGAGGCGCTGGCGTCTGGCCCACAATCGGGTCATTCGCCCACGGCTTGGCCTGCGGCTGCGCTTGTCCGACGACCGGGTCATTGAGCCAGGGTCGTCTAGGATCTGACTTTTGCGCCCGTGCGGTCTTTGATTGCGGGGTCATTGCTTCGTGCGCTCAATGCCGTCGTCGTCAATGTACCGGTCGCCCTTCTTCAGCGCGTTGTACTCTTGGACCGCCTTGTTGATGTCTTTGGACAAGCGCTTGACCTCGTTAGAAGTGCGCTTCGCAAAGCCTGCGAACTCGGCCAACTCGGGATAGTCCTGCGCGAAGGCTTCGCGGCGCCGCTGCTCACGGCCTGCAAAGAACTCATCCAGACGCTTCAGGTTGGCCGCCAGATCAGCCGGCGTCTGTGCCTGTTCCAACGAACCCTGCATGGCTTGCAGGAACGCGATTTCCTTCTCCGTAACCGCGCCAAGGGCGCCCCCGGTCGGGCTGTTTTCGCGCATATTCTGAAGGTTGTCGAAGCCCACATTGGCTTTGATTGTCGCCAGCGCGTTAGCCAGCCGTCCCGAATCGGTCGATGCGCCGAAAAATGGCAGGTCTTTCGTTGCCGCCAGCGCGCCGGTCGTGTTTGGCCCGACAAGGCTCATGGCCTTCCTGATGTCTTCGCGGACAAGGTTGGACTGCGCTTCTGCCGACTGAATGCGCTGCCAGTCCTTGTTCTGCACAAGCTGCTGTTGGCCCGGCGAAACGCGGACCTCGCCGCCCGGACCCGCGATGACCGCCGGCCCCTTGCCTTTCGGACCGTCTCCGCCCAGCGGCATTTGCGGCCCGCCAATAGACAGGCCGGCAAGGCCGCCATCTTCTCCGAAGGTAAGATTGATGCCGCTCCGTGACGTTCCCTTGGGGCCTCGCGCGACTTCTTCTGACCCGCTGTAACGCACCTGATCCGGGCCAAGGGTGAACGTGTCCGGCTTTCGGTTGGTAAACACGGGCGCACGCGTCACCGGATCGACAAGGGCGCCGTCCGGGCTGACGTTAATCAGGTCTTTCGGCGCCGCACTCTTGGCGAACTCCTTGCCCAGATCGCCCGGAGCCGTCATGGCCGCGAAGCGCTGCTGATCTGGGAGACCCTGAGTGAACTGCTCCATCCATTGCATCTGCGGAGCCATGCGCCGCGCTTCATCCTCCGCAGCCTGCGCCTCATACTTGCGGTCAAGCCCGTTGCGGCCGGCGAGCAACGCCGTGAACGGATCGGCCATGATCTCGTCCCAGAAGCCGCGCGACTTGGGGCTGCTGTATGTCCCGCCGATGAGGCCGCCCATCTGCGCCTGGTCGCGCGTCCGGGCCTGTGTGCCCTGCACGATAGGCGCAGGCCTCGTGGGCCGCTTGCGTTCCTCGTCACGAACGCGCCCAGACGCTGCGCGCATCGCCCCGCCAATAAGCCCTGCCATCAGCCGCCCCCAAATGTAAGGCCGTCTTTGCCGTAGCCCGCTGTGAAGCCGAAGCTGCTATTCTTGCCCGTCGAGTTAACCAGCATCGGCGTGGAGTTGAGGATGCCGCCGCGCGTCTGAAGCTGAAGCATGAGATTGCGGTATTCTTCCGCCGCCTGACGGTCGAACTCGGCACGCTGCGCCAGGAGTCTTGCCTGCTCGATCTCGCGCTCGGTCGCTCCGAACTGCGCCAGCATCGCCGCATCCGAACGCCTGTTCTGCGCATCGCGGAAACCGACATCCTGCGCATTCTGGTAGCCCTGATAACGCAGGTTCGCCATCATGTTGGACTTGTCCATGGTGTTCTGACGCATCAGCTCGGCATCGGCCACGCCATGACGCGAGCCGCCGAACGCCCCTGCCTGGGTTGCACGCGCATTGTTCTGCGCCAGATTGCCCTGCAATGACTGATCGTAATACGCGCCCGCCGCGTCCACCACGTCACGCTCATAGGGGTTGAAATACTTCGAGACGTTGGACGGGTCGAACGTGTTGTTCGCGATCATGTCGCGCGCGTTCGTCTCCGTCGCCGTCTGACCCGCCACCATCTGGCCCGTGTAGGGGTTGAACGGCTTCGAGGTGTAGGCGTCGACCTGCTGCTGCATCCCGCGCGTCTGGTCAGTCCACTGCTGCTTCGCCCACGGGTTCAGCTCCTGGCTGTTCTTCTGCTTCGACTTCCCGAATGACATCTACAGCTCCTTCACCAGGGAATGTTCAGGCATCCACCCGCGCAATCCCAACACACGTGTCCAGCCCTTGCGGCCGATCATGGTCATCCGATCGAAGCCCTGCCTTCGGGCCATGTCGGTCACATCCGCTTCCATCTGCATCAGCTCGTCCAGATCGCCCGAGGCCGTGAAGACATGCAGGTCATGCACGATCTGGAGCACGGCAACCGAATTGCCCGACTTGCTCGGCAGCAGCATCGCCCGGCCTTCCCGCACTTCATGGGCCAGTTGCTCCCATGTGCATTGGCCATTCGTCCGCTCCAGCGCCCGCTCGATGAGGGGCCGGAACTCTTCAAGACGGTCTTTCGTTTCTGGCATTGTCCGCCTTGCGCCTTTCCCAGCTCTGAGACGCCCGCGTCTCGCCAAGGTGCTGCTCGTCCCACTCATCATCCTTGCAGCGCCCCGCCCTGATGGCGAAATCAGGCTTGAGCCGGCCACAGGTCGGACACTCAACGCGGTTGCTCATGCAGCGTTCTGCGGCGTCACGATGATGGTCGCCGTCTCCCCGTTGGGCGAGCCCGTGCGTGTGCCGGACGTTGACTGCGTGGTGTAGGCCACGCTCACAAGGTCAGTCAGAGACCCGCCGCTTTCATAGCTCGCACCGAACTCGGTTCCGGCGTGCTGGCCCACCGCATTGGCCCACGTCACCGACTTGGCGACGTTCGTGAAAGCCCGGTTACCCGTGAGGTTGGTCGTGCTGAAACTGTAGCCCAGCACGTTGGCCGCAGTCAGGACCACGGTTGGCCCCTCATCCCAGCCGCCGCCATCGTTGAACCAGGTCGAGAGCGTCACTGCCCCATCATGATAGTAAGACCCGCCGCCCATGGGCTCGGATTCGATGTCGATGGTCCCCGAAAAGGTGAAGGTGTAGATGCCGTTATAGGCATCCGCACTCACCGACTTGTGCATCACCCGGTTCGGCTCACCCGCCCCGCCCGCGCTATCCGTGTTGTCCGTCGTCGTGGAGGTCGCGCCCGGCGTCGATATCTTGAGCCGCAGCGTGCCCCCCGTCGTCGTCGCATTCTGGATCGTCGGGGCTTCCCATGCCTCGCCGGCCGCCAGCGCAACGCCGCTTGGAACCGTGATCGTATAAAGCGGGATCTGGCTCAGGGCCGCCCCGTCCGCCCATTCAATCGTCGCCCCGTCAGCCGCATAGAGATAGGCAGGCTGCAACGCCACGGGCCAGCGGACCTCGCCAACCGTGACCGAGCCCGTCACCTCAAGGTCGCCCGCAAAGCGGACAATCCCTGTCCCCGCATCGATGGTGAACGCGCCGTCCTCATTGAGGATCAGCGTTACCTGTTCGCCATTAAGCCCGGTGAAGCCGAGTTTCTTGCCGTAGGGGATGATCACATCCGCGCGCTTGTCGTGCTTCTGGAGAAGCTCGCGCTCGACCTCGTCCCTGTGCTCGAACTCGTTCTGCTGCGTGTAGGCTTTGGACGGCTCGATCAATACCGCCCCCGCGCCTTGGCCTGCACGCGGTATGCGCCGACCCTGAAATCCTCCGTTCCGCTCTCGGCCCGAAGCTCTATCCGCGCCTGCCTTGCCGTGGTGATAACGCCGACCCGGTCAGCCGCATTGAAGGGGCCAATCGTGTATTCCGTCGCGTTGGGATATTCGCGCATGTAGAACGTCACTTCGCAATCGCCCTGCGTCAGTTCATCGGGAATAAACTCATCAATCTGCATCCGGCGCTCGCCCTCGCCCAGCTCCACAGGCCCCGAAACCGCCCTGCGGATCGCACTGTCGAAAGACCAGCCCGTCTCGTGCTTCAGCATCGCGCCCGAGCCGTTGACCATCACCGGCCAGTCAAACGGCCCTTCGGGAAATCCGCACAGCCTCGGCAGTTCGGTATGGTTCCAGTGCCCTTCGCGGTAATTGTAGATCGCCGCATGGGAGCACTCGACCGCCCCGCCCTCGGCCTCCAGCGTCTCGCCATTTTCAAGCAGGAGGTCTTCGCCATCCTCCAGCGCAAGGGTCGTGACCCTTGGATAGAACCACCAGACCTCGCCAAACTGCGGGAAGTGCTGGCACCAGACCTTGTTGCGATAGGTGGTGTTGATGTTGCGGAAAACGTCGTCGCTGATCTCGCAGGCCAAAGGCTCAACATAGCCGACATAGCGCCAGAAGCCATTCTGGCCCATCCAGTAGGCGACACTGTCCACGATAAAGAACGCGTGCCGGCCGATGATGCCGCAATTATTGCCGACCCGCTCAATCCCGTAGATGTCGGGAAAGCCCTGATAGCGCATCATGTGCAGGTCGGTGTCCGTCCAGATCAGCCCGCCTGACCTTACCTTGCCCCCGCACATGACAACGCCGGACGTTTGCAGGTTGAGGTCGCCCGCCTGGTTCGTGCTGGTTGCGGTCCACGTCGTCCGGTTTTCCTGATCGTTCCATGCGACCCGTCGCGGGTCGCCATCGGCCCCAAGGGCTATGATAAACCGCTCATTGGTAACAAAGATCGCCTTGGCGTCGGGCGCGTTCGTGATGGCCGTTGCATCCAGCCCGCCGCGCGGCTGCCATTCGTATATCGTCTGCTCGTGGTCATTGCAGGCGACAAGCAGCTCGCCAAAGTTATCCAGCGTCCAGGTGGAACTGTCCGCCCCGCTGTCGAAGCCCGATTCCTGCAACAAAGGCTCGCTGCCCTCGGTATCAAGCTCCGTGCCGTCTTCGAGCAGGATCGAGACCGCAGCTTCCGGCGTGATATCGTCCAGCGTCGTGCCATCATGGGCATAGAGCGAGGTTACGGTGCCGAAGGCTGCGAAGCTGTCGCCCTCATTGTCCTTCCACGCATGAGCCGCCCGTGGCGTGCCTGAGAGCGTGCCCGTGAGCCCCGTATCCCAGCCCTTCATGGGCCTGATCTGGCCCTCGAAGAAGCGCACAAGGTTGGCGTCATACCACCGCCCTGCGCTCTGGTAGGCTGTGCCGTTCCGGTAGAGGCCGGGCGGCAGGGTGAGCTTCAGGAACATCAGGCGACGAAGCTCGCGCTCGGCTGCGGACGAAGCCCCATGCCGATGACGAACGCCTCCTCCTGTTGGATCTGGCGCATGACCTCCCGATAGCGCGGCTCCACCAGCCCGATGCGCTCAGGATCAATCAGCCGCCGATCCGCATTGATGAGGGCGCCATAGAGATAGGCGTCGGGATGCTTCCGCAGCAGCCAGTTATAGTCATTGTCATTGGTGAGCGCCGTCAGGACGCGCTTGTGCGTCAGGCTAACGCTAGTGGTGATGGCGGGCCAGAAATAGAGCGTCGAGCCCTTCAGCGTGCAGTACCGAACAGCTGTACCGCTGGTGCTCGGATAGAGTCTGTCGAACACATCCGCTGGAATGTAGGTGATATCGCTATAGGGATAAGCCGTGTTTTTCAGCGTATCCAGACGACGCAAGCCAGCGGGACGCGTAGCCGCGCCGCTCGTCACCGTGAGAGAGGTCTCCTGTGCGTCCATATCTTTGACACGCAAGACCCGGTTGGCCTCGGCCTCGAACAGCGCGACATATTCGGGGATGCGGGACGCAGTTTCCTCGGCCGGCAGCGTCGTGCCGGGCTTCAGCCAGGCGGCAATTGCGGTCTTCAATTCGCCATAGGTGGAGATGGCCCCGTTATCATCCTGCACGGGGTCCGTGACGGCGGTGATGGTGACCCCGCCAGACCCGTCCGCAGACCAGATTCCATAGATGGCCTGATAGCTTTCAGGCGGGGTAAGGGTCGCGCTGGCGCCGTAGTTGCGCGAGAAGGTATAGCCGCCGATGGAGGTCGTCGCAGCCTGCCCAAGCGCCACATAGAGCGTGTTGGCGTCGGTGTTTTCCAGTGTAACGGACGTGCGCGTTGCGTCAGCGGCAAGCAGGAGCTGGCTGGTCGTGCTGGAATTGACTGACGTGATTGCCGTCGTCATCAGGCCACCTTGTAAACCGCAGTGAAGGTAAACTGCGTCGTGTTGTTGCAATTGGTGTCGTCAAGTTCGGCAGTGCCGGCCGAGCCATAGTCCCTGGGAATGAACGTCAGGGCGCCCGAGTTCATGCCGAGCGTGACCGATGACGTGAGGCCGGTGAAATTGGCCGCATAGGGCAGCGATCCGCCGCCCGGCTGCGTCATCGCCGCCGCCGTAAGCGGGGCTGAAATCCGCATTGCACCCGTCGCGCTGCCCTTGCTCGACAGCACAATATAGCCGGTCACGAAAACCAGATCGCCAATGCGGGTATAGCGCCCCTCCTGCGTGGTGTAGGTGATGCCCGTGCTAGCGCCGCCAAACGTAATTACGGGCGTGTAAGTGGTCGTCGTGTAGGCGGTCGCCAGAAGCGTTGCCGCGCCAGTCCCAAGACCGTCGAGGCCGGTCGAAACAGGCAACCCTGTGCAGTTCGTCAGATCGCCTGTGATGACGCCAGAGCCATCGACTTCAAAGCCGGTTGATTTGAACGCAGCCGTTCCAATCGTGACACCTGAGAGATCGACGCCGAACTCAGCCTCATAGGCCGGGCCGCCGAGCGCTGTCGTCTGCGTGCCGATCATCGTGCCGGTGGACTTGATGGCCCACTCGCCATGCGGTGTTCCGAAAGTGATTCCGATATCCCAGCCCGGCGCAGTACCGGCAGCCTGATTGGCAATAACAAAAGCTTCGTCGGCGTCTATCCCGCTCTCGACATCCGTTTCGCGCTGGACAATCTGGAGCCCTGTCTTCCACTTCGGAGCTGCGCCAGCCCGCGCTTCAATGTCGATTTCGCGCCCGATCAGGCCGCTCCAGTGGGTCGCGCCTGTGTAAAGGCTTGCGGAATCAAAACCGCCGACGATTGTTCCTCTGGTCGATCCCAACGTTCCGTTATCGTTGGCGCTCGCAATCGCGCGGGTCTCCCCGCCCGTGTAGAACCAGCCTGCGGACGTGTTTCCTGTCGTCGAACTGACAACAGTGACGCCCGCAAGCCCCGTCCTGTGGCCTTTGGCGTTTGCCCCGCCAACGACCATACCGGCATAGACGTTGAAAATGCCATTCGTCGTGGTGGCGTCGACATTGTCCGAGTTCAGGTTGAACGTGTGGAACGCGGCAACTCCGCCCGCCGTCAGCGTGGCCGTTGCAAGCGAACCCGCCGACTGGAGTGTGGAAAAGGGCGTTCCGCTCGCCCACGACAGGCCCGAGGTCTGGTTCGTGATGCGAGCGAAAGTCGGCGCATCCGAGAATACCAGAGAGCCCGTGCCGGACTCGTTCGTGATCAGCGCAGCAAGATTGGCCGAGGTCGGCGTCCCAGCAAACGTATCGAACCCCGCCGCGCGCGTGACCGCCGCCCACGTCGTGATGTCAATATCCGTATCCGCATCGGGATCTGAATAGGTGATGCCCATCAGACGTTCCAATCCGCAGTTCTAAGCTTGTGAAACTCCCGGCTGTTGAGCTTCTGCCGGGCCTTGCGCTGCTGATCAGGATCGGCCGAGAGATAATCCCAGCCTTCCTCAATCTTCCACTTGTTGATCAGCGCAAACGGCACGGACGCGGCACGCCGCATGAATTTGTCCTTGTCCGTGGACCAGCCATCATTGTGGCGGGCCATCGCGCCATTACGGTCAAGGATGGGCTGCACATCGGCATACATCGCGAACTCGCGTCCGATGATGTTGCCCCGGCTGTCGTGCTCATAGCGCACGAACCAGTGACAGCCGGCAGCCGTCGTCAGGAGATGCCGAAACCCCGCAGGGATCGGAACCGCCTCATTCGTTAACTGCATCGCTTGTTATCTCCACGAAGCCGCGCGCTTCGAGCGCATCGGCCTGGGGCTTGGGCATCACCAGCACCGTCCCGCGCGGGTGGAACAGGTCGCCCTTGCCCGGAATGTGAATGCCCGTCGAAATGCGATTATCGCCCGCCTTGAGCACGCGGACAGACACCGTATCAACCGGGACATTCGCTTTGATCTTCTGCTCGGCCGCCTTGATGGCTGCGGCCTGCATGATCTCGTCCCGCTTGCGCTGGATCGCGATGCGGATCGATTCATCCGACGCATTCTTGCGAATGCCCGTGACGCCTAATGCGCCAGCCTCTGCGAGCAGGAGCTTGCGCGCCTCCTGCGCCTTGCGTTCGACCTCTTCGGCTGTCTCCAGCACCTGTTCGGTCATGGGGTATCTCCTAAAATGCGGTGGGGAGGCCGTGACTGGCCTCCCCTTGTCGCGTCAGTCAGTTGTCAGGATCAGGTGAGGTCGCGGATAACTGCGCCCTTCTTCTCGTTCTTGCAGATGAGGGCCTTTTCACAGACCGTCATCCAGCGATCAGAGTCGCCGTTCTTCGCCAGCGTCACAGTCTGGACGCCGGAATAGGTGCCGACCGCCCAGCCGGACGGATCGATCAGGAGCACGTCGCGCGTCAGCCCGTATTCGTGCGGGATAAAGCTGATCTGGCCGAAGTCCGAGACGTAGGTATCGGCCGCGCCATAGATCGTCGCCTGAGACGAGCCCGAGACGGTTGCGCGGATGTCCGCGATGCCGGTGAAGGCGCTCGCGAGCTGCTTGTGCGTGCCGGACATATACGCCTGGCTGTACTTCGCGCCATTCGTAAAGCCGGTCACCAGCACGCCCTTGAGGAGCGTTTCGGTGAAGGTGCGCTGCGTGCCGTTGGAGGCCGCATCGACCACGCCCGCCGAGGCCCAGCCGCCGGACGAACCGCCCGAACCGAGCGCATCGTTGGTGGCGACCCAT